CTCAAATGCTTCTCCACAATTTCTCCTTTTGCGATAGAAGTGTAATCCATACCGATTGTTTCCTTAATAACTTTTGCAAAACTAATCATACTCCATACACCCGCACACTCTAGCAATATCCTAGTGACATTATCATCTCCATACAACACCCACCAAATATTTACTCTTAACTTCAGCAAAGGTCCATGTAATCTACCGCCTCTAATATCTCTATTAACTTTCATTCTGTAAATGTTCTGTACCACGTGAGACACAAATGTATTAAAACCACCTGTGTCCCAGTTTCCTGAACTATTTCCCCAGAAAGATTCATAAAGGCAATTTCCTATTATGTAGTACACTCCGCATGACGAAAACACTGCAGATCGCAGTCTGTAATACGCCGCTGAACGAAAGTTATACTTGTAATAAGATAAGAAGAACAAAAACCTCAACCAAAAGAAGAAGAATCTGATACCCATATCAAAACCACTAGCGTCACTTGCTCCAAACAATCCATCTTTACCTCCTAACACAACCATCATAATATGGGCCCAATCACTACCATGGACATTACAACCAATAGCACTAGTTGTTTCTATCCTATTATCTTTGAGCCATTTCATGATATGACCGATTTGCATTCTGAATCTCAGATAATCAAAAAACGAGCCTACGCAAAATAACCGCGCACACTTTCCTTCATCCAAGAGAGCAGTAGGTAATGTTTCATCTTTAAGACATGCTGAAACAACACCCTGTGTAAGATATCCTTTCGAAGCAAAAAGATCTCTCGCTTCTATCTCTCTTCGCACTCGGGGGTGAGGTTCATCGCTTTCCAACATCTCTTTCTTTTTAAGACCAAGCACTTTTAACTCATATCCGTCTGCTGTGTTCTTATCAGGTCGTTCCAACATACCTTCTCCATCTGTCCATGCTTCCTCAAGAGTTAACTCTCTAGGGGTAAACGGACAAGGAGGGGCATATCCTTTCCACAAGCTCTCAGGTTTTTCTTCAATAGTACGAATTAACCAACTAGGTAAAGCCGGAAATTTTTTATTTCCTAGCTTAGCTAGACGAGTATGCAAAGGGTTAATCTGCTCTCCTTTATGATAAAAAGGTTTTAGATCAACAGGACGCACTTCCACAGGATAAATAGGTTCATCCATGTTAAACATTGAGGGATCAATGTTTGTCTCACTAGGAATGTTTACTCTTTGTTTTAACTCAGAAATAAATGTTAACCCATTGTAAGACGCATGTTGTTCCGATCCAAAAGTATAAACGCTTTCCAAAATTGAGTTGGGCATGTATGCTCCGTGGGCCTCAACCGAAAACACTTCAAAATCTTCCTTAAATATGCAACTACAAATTGAACTAGTCCCGTGAAGACCTGAATGAATGCCAGGAATAAGAAAAACACCTGTAGGCTGCTTAACCAAATAAGGAAAGCCACATTCTCCATGTGTCGATGGAAGATTTGCAACTGTAATGTACTTACTCATTTCAAATCTCTCATAATCGTTATCTACCTCCGTTCTAATAGGAATAGAACCGGCATGATACGTGCTCGCTCCACCTCGCTTAATATAAGTGCCTTCTTTGCCACCTATGCTAACTTTAACTATTCGCATCATGTCTGCTTTGCAGTAATCTGTTCTCATAGATGGTAAATATCTACCAATATTTTTCCTCGGCTTCATATACGCAGGTTTAAAAGTAATGATCGCTAAATCGCGTCCTTCTACCTTCTTAATTGTATATTGCTCAGGTGCAAATTCTTCAGTAGATTCCTCAGTGAAGTTCAAGCACAAGGCCAAAGCCATCGGGGATTCTTTTCTCCTCACTAGGTAATGCAAAGGCATTACTAAAGTAGTACCATGAATAAACAAACACCACCCACCTCCGGTAGCATCAGCCCATCTGATCTTTACGTAAACCATGTTTGCTAAAATGCTAGCAACTACGTCTTCGCATTGACCGTGAGCTGTCACCTCTCCAGGAACATACGATATCCTTTTTCTCATTCGCATACCTTGTTTCGATATGGAATGAGCCTCACCTTCAACATTTGCAGGTGTAAATTCTTCTGTAAATTGTTCTTCTAAGTCTTCTATTTCATGAGTTAGCCATTTGTTCATGACAAACGCAAAAATAGTTAACAAACCTACACCGGCAAGGGCTGCAAACATTCCAAAAACAGGTTTTGCTTTATCTACCTGCTCCTTAATGTCTTTAAGATGAGCTCTAGTAGCATAGGACACATCAACATCACATAACAGGTCATGCCATTCAGGTTCGAATGGATTACCATCAGCAATTTGCTTAAACGGATGCT